TGACAATCATCCCTATAAGATACATGAAGTGTATGAAATCGAAAACTCTAAGAGACGTTGGAACAAGGGTGATGGAGTAGAAGCTTCGGTTATGGTTTTACTTAAAAGAGAGGACACCAATGAAGAAATTTAAAACACATGCTGAGGACACAACGACAGCATCCGTAGTTGGTACGGGTGATGATGCCTCTACAGTGGTAGTGAAAAAGAAAAAGAAACGTAAGCGTGATGAACTGCTTGCGAAGGTTCTTAAACGAAAATCTCCCTTATAGGCTTGACATTTCTCGTTGAGTCTGTTATGATGTTCAAACCAAACTAGGAACTAACGCTATGAAGACTATAGATCATAGGGGATTTACTGTCTGCGTTTTTCATGGTAAGGATCAAGATGAAGTAGAAGAGGTAGTAGCCCTGCAGAATAATCTGGGTATGGCAGGCGGAGCGGTAGACAAATTGATCTTTGTACCTATGGAAGGATGCGACAGTGAAGAACTCCGACAAGACAGATTTCTAATTTCCAATCCTGAGTCGTCTCTTGTAAATCACTTTATGTGGGAAGAGATTTGGTCTCAGAAGGAACAAGACCAGAAAGTGTTAACCATGGTTGACAAGTTCATAGATACAAAGAAACAAGCGGTAATTGAGAACTATGAATATGTTCCCGATGAACCATTTTACGATTACAGTGGTGGAAGATAAATGAAAATTGATAAGAAAAAGGATAAGTTGTTAGAGGACTATGCAGTAGGGATGCTGAAAGACTTCTACCTGAATGATTATGAAGACTCCCCTCAAGAGGGATACGCACGTGCCGCAAAGGCATGGTCAACATATAAGGGAGAGATGGATGAAGATCTTGCTCAAGGGTTATATGATTATGTTAGTAATAAGTGGTTTATGTACGCTTCTCCTGTACTTTCTAACGCACCTAATGGACACGGTAAAGGGAAAGGAATGCCTATCTCGTGTTTCCTCACTTATGTGCCAGATACTCTGGAGGGTCTCATTGGTCACAGTTCTGAGTTACGTTGGCTTAGTGTTTATGGTGGCGGTGTTGGGGGTCACTGGAGTGACGTGCGAACCGTGTCAGACATTGCACCAGGCCCTATCCCGTTCCTACACACTGTAGATGCAGACATGATTGCTTACCGTCAAGGTAAGACTCGTAAGGGTTCTTATGCCGCTTACATGAACGTGTCGCATCCAGACATTATCGAATTTTTAAACATCCGTATTCCTACGGGTGACGTGCAACGTAAAGCGTTAAACCTACACAACGCAATCAATGTCAGTAATGAGTTCATGGAAGCAGTCATGACTAACTCTGACTTTGATCTGCGTGATCCAAAAGATGGAACTGTGAAGGAGACGATCAAGGCACGTAAACTATGGGAACGTATTTTGGAAGTGAGGTTCCGTACAGGTGAACCCTATCTGAACTTCATCGACACTGCAAATGAAATGCTACCCCAACCACTAAAGGATCTTGGTCTACAAATTCATGGATCCAATTTATGTAATGAGATACACTTACCGACAAGTGAAGACCGGACTGCGGTATGTTGTTTATCTAGTTTGAATCTGGAGTATTATGATGAATGGAAAAACACTACTATTGTGCGGGATATTGTGCGTATGCTTGATAATGTTCTCGAATACTTTATCGAAAACGCACCAGACACTATCAGCCGTGCAAAGTACTCTGCAGAACGTGAACGATCAATTGGACTCGGAGCAATGGGATTCCACAGTCTCCTCCAAAAAAATGGAGTCGCATGGGAATCAAGAAAGGCAAGAGAAATCAACGATGTTGTGTTTGCCCATATTAACGGAGAAGCTGTCGCAGAAACTCAACGACTTGCAGAAGAGAGGGGGGAATATCCTGACGGTATCGGATCCGGACGGAGAAACGCACATCTCATTGCAATTGCACCAAACGCCTCAAGCGGAGTCATTCTGTCTACAAGTCCAAGCATCGAACCCCTGAAGGCATGTGCGTACACACACCGTACACGATCAGGATCGTTCCTTGTAAAGAACAAATACTTGGAAGAGTTACTGGAGAGTAAGGGTGAGAACAACGAGTCCAACTGGACTAGTATTATCACAAATAAAGGTAGTGTTCAGCACTTACCTTTCCTAACAGAGGGTGAAAAAAGTATATATAAGACTGCACAGGAATTAGATCAGAACTGGGTTATCCAACATGCAGCAGATCGTCAGAAGTACATCTGTCAAGGACAGTCAGTCAATATCTTTTTCCCATCTGGTGCAGAGAAATCTTATGTTAACAAGGTGCATTTGAAGGCATGGAAAGAAGGACTGAAAGGTCTATACTATCTCCGTACCGAAGCAAAGTCACGTGCAGAAAACGTATCTGAGAAAGTAGAACGTGTTGCACTGCAGGATGATACTCGTAGCATTGTCTATAGTAAAAAGAACTGCCCTTGGTGTGCTCTTGCAATGGAAGAACTCAAGTTACGAGGTATTCTATTTGACAAGATAGATCTCGAAGAGATCGGTAAGACCGCTGCAGAAGTAACGGGACGTAAGGTCAAAACTGTACCCCAAATCTATATTCAGGGGAACTACATAGGTGGATACCAAGAACTAATGGAATGGTTAGATACACCGGCAGAAAATGACGAAGAAGACGAATGCAAAGCTTGCGAGGGATAAATGGCATTATTAGAATTTAGTACAACTTACAAACCGTTCAAGTATCCATGGGCGGTAGAACTATCCAAGAAGCACGAAGAGGTGCACTGGATTGAAGACGAAGCAGAACTGTCCGAAGACGTACAGGACTGGAAAACCAAACTAACTGAATCAGAGAAAGAGTTCATTACTCATATCTTGAGACTGTTTACTCAGTCAGACGTACAGGTGGGTGAGAACTATCACGAACTCTTGATTCCAAAATTCAAGAACAATGAAGTCCGTAACATGTTGTCATCGTTTGCGGGTCGAGAAGCAGTACACCAACGTGCGTATGCACTGTTGAATGATACTCTGGGTCTACCCGACGAAGAGTACCACAAGTTTCTTGAGTTTAAAGAGATGGCAGACAAGGTTGACTTCATGAAAGAAGGTGACTCAAACACTCACACCGGACTTGCACTTGCACTCGCACAATCAGTATTCAACGAGGGTATGAGTCTGTTCAGTTCTTTTGTGATGTTACTCAACTTCCAACGCTTCGGTAAGATGAAGGGTATGGGTACAATCGTTGAGTGGTCGATACGTGATGAGTCTCTACACGTGCAGGGTAACGCAAAACTGTTCCGTGAGTTCTGTGATGAACATCCACGTATCGTAAACGATGAACTCAAGTCTAAGATCTATGAGATGGCAAAGACTGCTGTTGCACTAGAAGACAAGTTCATTCAACTTGCATTTAGAGGTAATGATGTCGAGGGTCTAACGAAGGAAGAAGTGAAACAATACATCCGTCACATTGCGGATAGACGTTTACTTCAACTAGGATTGAAACCGAAGTTTCGACAAAAGGACAATCCACTACCTTGGTTAGACTGGGTATTGAATGGTGCGTCTCATGACAACTTCTTTGAAAAACGAGTCACTGAGTATTCTGTAAACGGAATGGAAGGTGACTGGGGATGGGAAGAAGAAGGTGCTCCCGCACCAGTCATGTGTGAGTTAGACGGAACGGGTTGTGCAGCGTGACAGATGCTTTCAAGTATGTTAACGACTGTCCGATCTGTGACATAGAGACTACTATTATTGTTCATGAAGATGACGATCCGCCAGCGCATTGTCCGATGTGCGGATCTGATTCAGACCTTGTTCAGTTGAAAGATTCCGATGAATGACAAAGAAATAGAAGAGTGGGTAAACAAGAACCCTATGTTGGCAAACTGTGTTTACCCTGTAATTGCAATCGCAAGTATTCTGTTGTTGCAGTACACCTGTATCCAAATAATTAACTACCTAACATAATTATGCACTTATCTACATATTTAAAATCCAAAATACACCGTGCCACTGTCACCGATACACAGTTAGACTACGAAGGATCTGTTGCGATAGATCCTGATCTCATGTCAGCAGCAAATATCAAACTATGGGAACAGATCGATATCTACAATGAGACTAACGGACAGAGGTGGACTACCTACGTTATCGAAGGTGGTAGAGGTTCCCGTGAAATCTCCGTAAGGGGGCCAGGCGCTCGACTGTGTATGCCAGGCGACATAGTTCACATGTGCACGTATCTTACGACACGATTCAGGTGTCCCAAACCTACTCAAATTAAGGTTAACGAAAACAACGAGGTAATCTAAAGCTACATAGTAATATGTGGCATTATCAGAACGTACCATTTGAACCTACAGAAGAAGAACTGTCTCAGTGGCAGGGGTTCGTCTACATGATTACCGAAAGGTCATCTAACAAGAAGTATATCGGTAAAAAATTCTTCTGGAGTCGCAGGAGACTCCCGCCATTGAAAGGAAAGACCCGTAAGCGTATTAAAATATCAGAAAGTGATTGGAAGACCTACTACGGATCCTCAGAGGATCTGAAGACCCTTGTAGAGGAAAGAGGTGTTGACAACTACTACCGTGAGATCCTGAGACTATGCAAGACCAAGGGAGAGTGTTCTTACTATGAGGCAAAGGAACAGTTTGAACGGGATGTCCTATTAAAAGATGATTACTATAACGAGTTCATTGGGTGCAAAATCCACTCGAAACATATAGCAAAATGATCTAAAAAA